GTGCGCTCGCTAGTTGTGCTCCGCTTAACCAGTACTTATCCAAGTCCAGAGTTTTCTGAACAGGGACATAGGCTCTAACAAAGCGGATGGAATCGTCAGTTCTCGTAAGCCAATGGTTGGGGCTATCGTGGATAACAGCATCTCCCAAATCTTCAGGGCCGCGTAGGCACCGAAGGTTAGAAGGTAGCATATCCAAAATAGCAAACCATACGCCGCGAAGGCGAAGAGCCAACGTGCTATACGGAAAAGCCTTTTGTAGGCGCCGTATACCGTTGGCAAGGCTGATAAGTTCCTGCGGTTCATTAAAGACTCCTTTCTTGTGATAATAAGCCCTCACGGGTTGTCCAAGAAAGTAGTCCGCACCACAGCTTTCCCGAAAGGGATTGCTGCCATGGAAACTCTTCTGTTCATTGGGCTGATGCCCAAAGAACTTCAGAGCTGCTACGATATCATGAAAACAGTCATCCGGCGCGATTATGTCGTCGCCATAGACGAAGAGGTTGACACCCATTACGGGTGTGTGCCCTCTCATACTCATGATTTCCATGCAGACTGCCATAAAAAGCAGTGTTTCCAGTTCGAATGTAAACCCATTTCCCATCGAGGAGAACTTTTCAAGATAGACGGTTTTGCCATCAATCTCTGTTACTGGGCACCTTAGTGCCTGTAATAAAGTAAACCAATCTTCGGGTAAGAGCAGCTGTACAGCCACTCGGGTCCATCGATCACTAGCGTCCTTAAGGTCAATGGTGCAAAAATCCTTAGTGATACTGGCCGACCTGGCCATCTCCCTATGGATTTCCTGAGCTTTAATGAGTTCCCAATTGGCGCGGTTCTTTATCCTGCTACGGATAACTGAACCAGCGCTTAGTTGGTAAGCAACATTAAAGTTCGGCCCCATTGCCGCGTTCCTCTCAATGTCCCATTTCTTCGGAACCGTAAAATGCTTTTCAGCACGAACGATCCGAGGGGCACTGGAGTGCGGGGAGTCCTCACTGCGGGCGCGAGCCCAAGCAGTGTCGCGATAGAGGTCAGATAGACATAACGCACCGGACGTGCACACTAACTCAGACGATACCTTGTCTGGCACCGTTGTGTACGGAAGTCGTTCCGTAAGGCTAGCCCCGGGAGAAAACCTTGGTGAAAGGTCAGTAGGC